GACCATCGCGCAGAATGCTTTCAGCCGCTTCGGAAGGGGTTTTTATTGAAAAATCTTCCCTTTTTATGGCTTCTTTTAACTGGCTTTCAAAATGCGGTATCTCGCTTTCAAATTCTTGAAGAACTCGCAGTTGCTCCGGGGAATTGGCGTACCCTTCTTTTAGTTCTTCAAATTCAGCATAATAATTTTCTGTTGCCCATTCCACAGCCTGATCGTGCATTTGCAAGGTTGCTGGTGTGGTTTCGCTCTTTGTTGTGCTTTCTTCTGCCAACGCTGGCCCCTCTATCTGCGTACCACCTCCAAAGAACTCCTGCATCTGATCCCGCGTTTCTGTCTGGAAATCTGCCGGGTCGTAGCTGTCCTTTGGCGGGAACTTGGCATTAACAGGCGTTCCTTCCCGATCCCGCCGCCTTGTGCGACCGGTTTCATCGCAGAAATCGTCAATATCACGGCTGGCCTTTTTGACCCGTTCCTTCTGCGCCCTGATCGCATCTTCCGGCGCTCCTTGGGCTTTCATGACCTCCAAATCGCGCTTTTCCTCGCGCAGTTTGCGTTCCAGCGCCCTCTGCTCTTGGCTTTCCGCGTAGGTCTTTTCGTTCTCCTCCGGGTCTTGCGGTTCTCCCTTGGCTGTGCTAAACCCCGGAATGAAGGTCATGGGATAATGCCCGCAGTTGACCCCGAACAGCCCCGCCGCCGCGCCATAGCTGGTTTCGCTCTGGGCGTACACGTGGATTTTGTTCCCGTCCAAATCCTCGATCTCGCGCACATTATCCGTCCGGGAGATTACCTTGCCTTGCCACGGGTAGCAAAGGGGCCTCGCGCCGTTATGGCTGGATACCTGATACGTGTCGCACCCATATTCTTCCTCGCGCTCCCAGACCGCCGCACGGGCCGTGTTGAACATCGTGGTTTTGATGTCCATAGCGGCATACGCTTCGGGCGACCACCGATGCCCGCCGTGATCCACAAACCCCGTCAGGCCGTTATCCACCATCTTCCGCACCGCGTCACGCACGGCCTGATTGTAGGATGTAACGCCCGTCACCACTTCGCCCGTTGCGGTGTTAAGGATGCCTTGCGTCCGCTGGATTCTTTGTGCAACATCGGCTACCGTGGCGCGGTAGGCGGTTTCTGTGCTTTCCAGCATGACGGTGTTCACAAGGTTCAGTTTGTCGGCGCTCTGGCGGTAATACGCTTGGAACGCTTGCATCTGGTTCGGCGTGATCTCAGGGGACGGGGGAGAGGCCCACAGCAGACCTTGCTTTGCGGCCCGTTGCAGTTTCGGTTCCTCGTTCTTGAGTGCGTCCAATATCGCCGCTTCCAGCGATGTCCTTAACGCTTCGTCAGCGCCACCCATGTTCTGCACGATAATCTGCACGGTTTCCCGGTTGACTTGCCCCATCTGCGCCAGCATCCGCGCTTGGTATTCAAACGCTCCCGGAACTTCCGCGCCCATCTGCATATACTTGAAATACTTGGCGAGGTTGATAAGGATTTTATCCGTGGTCGCCCCGTAAACCTCTGCCATTCGCCATGACATGTCATTCAGAAAAACAGGGCGCATCCTTCTTCACCAGCCTGTATTCGATGGTTCCGTCATCCCGTTCCCAAACACGCATGTCATATTCCGGGTGGGTGTTCAGAAACAATTCCACCTGCTTCATTGCCGCCGCCGCCATGTGTTCGTCTACGGTCATTCCATACCTCCGAACAGCCGCGTCACATCCACCGCGTTCCCGGTTCCTTCGGCCTTGATCCGCGCCAGTTCTTCGTTGGCCTGTTCCGGGGTCAAGCCCTGACCGTATTTCTTGTCGGTCATGAACGTAAACTTGGACAACAGCCCAGCGCCGACCAGCATCACACCCTCGTTCACGTTCGTCTGCCTGTCCTGCAAAATGCCATCGTCAAACGTGACCTGCACATGATAGCCGTTTCCCGCAAGGCTTTCGATGCTCTGGCCCTCATGCTCCATGCCGTAAAGCACAGCCACATCAACGATATTCCGCACCAGATGCTCAATGGCGGGGGAAAGCTGGTTCTGGATCGTCTTGATGGTCTTGTAGGTCTTGCTGTTCTCGGAGATCACTTCGGTGGCTGTCTTGATCCCGTTCTTTTCGTCAAAACTGAACGTGTTCGCGGAAAAGCCCAACTGCAAGCACAGGATGGATAAGAACGCATTCAGCGCGGCAATATGTTCATCGACCCGCAATTCCACCGAATTATCGGTGATCTTGAGGTCGTTCGGGTCATCGGATGCCAGCGCTTCATAGGTTTCATCGCCGGGATCGAAATACCGCCGCGCTTCGCCTGTCATGGGGTCTACCACCGTCCGCACGGCCCGCGCCGGAACAATGATCCGCTTCTTGCCCAAGCGGAACTCGCGCACGAACGAATCATAACAAATATCCAAGGCGTGAAGCGTTTCCAAGGCGTTGCCGTACATGCTCATGCCCAACGGTGAATTATCGTCAAGGTTATTCGCAATGGGCGTTCTCCAATAGCAGAACAGGCTTTCGCCCACGGGGATGATCGTTTCTTCTTCAAGGAACGGGTACATCTCAGCCAGCGGGACGCGGATACCGAGGATGTCTTGGCTGTCACCGTTCGCGCCCTTGACCGCATCGCTCCTGTACAGTTCGTTCCTCACGGTATAGGTCATGCCGTCCCATGTGTGCCATTCAAGCCGGGTGTAGTACCAGCCGCCTTTCGCCACGCGGGAGATGAACACGCCCTCATGCACTTCGGCGTTGTCCCATGAGATCGGAACGAACTGGTCAGCCATCGCGTACCCGACCTTGATCCTGTCGGTTCCCTCGATCTCGTTCCCGTCCCTGTCCCGGCGCATGTCGTGCCAGACCTTCATAGCGCTACCGCCCAAGGCGCAGGTCTGCTCGATCAACTCCTGCATCTTTTCGCGGAAAGCGTTTTCGCACAGCACCTTTTGAATAAACCCGTTCAGCGGGTCGTGGTTTTCGTCCGTGCTTTCGCGCCCGTCCATCGTCACGTTGATCTGGCATTCCTCACCCCACACAAGGCCCGCGATCTCGGAGCATACGGCCTTGGCGGCGTTGAGGCGGTACACCTCGCGCTTGGCGTTGGGATCGGCTACCGTTGGCGCGGGGATCAAGTGCCACGCCTTGTAAAAGCCCCGGTAAATCCACTTCCAGATATAAATGCCGAAATTGTAGTATTGTGCAAACGCCGGAACATTGCCCAGATCAAAAACGGTCTTGTATTCGCGGGCGATGCCCGTTGCACTATTCGCCCTCTGCATGAGCCTACGCCCCCAATCCCTTACTTTTTTCACTAACTGCATGGTTTATCACCCCTTTGGGTGTTTGTATAGCTTTTCGCTGAAAACGATGGTTCCCATGTGGCCCAGCTTGATCCGGCTGTCGCACCCGATCTTGTACCCCCGCGCCAGCGCCCGGACGCAGAACGACAAATCCTCAGACAAGTGAAGGAACGGCGTGAACGGCGGTTCGTCCATATCGCGCAGGATGTCCGTCCGCATCATCACCCCGCCGAAACCGCACCCTTCCACCGGGAAAAGCTGATCCTGCGGATAGTCCCAGAACGTGTCCGCTTTCGCTTCCTCAATGTGCGAATAGATCACAGGCTCCAGCGGGAACGTGCGCTTGAAGTATAGCCCCGTCACCACATCCCAGCCCGCGTCCAGATCAGCGGAAAGGCGTTCCATCATGTCCGGCTCAAAGGTCATGTCGCTGTCTACCCACAAAACGCGGTCATACCCGCCCTCTACGGCCTTTTTCGCCAGCACGTTCCGCGCCATGTCCACCTGCATACGGATGATGTATTCCGTCTTGCATTCGCCAACGTGCCGCAGGTTCGCCAAGCATTGCGCCGTCCACGAATACATCTGCTCCATTGCTGGGATCGCTATCATCGTTTTCATTGATACCACCCATTTATCAGGTTCGGGATTTCGTGTTCAAACGAATATTCCAAACTGTCCAAGTTGTCCACGTTTGTTGTCCCGTCATCCAACCGCACATCTTCTGTCGTGTGTTTGCTGTCCCACAAAGCGCTTTTAAGGGCCTCTATGGTGTTTGTGCAATTGGTGGCGCAATAATACCTCCCCGCACCCATCAGCAAGCACAGCGCCCGTATACGGTCATTTATAGGCCGTTTCTGTGCGTTCCCGATGTTCACAGCCAGCCGCGTCTTTGCCGCCGCCGCCCGAAGGCCGTTTATCAAGGTTTGTTCTGCTGAATCACACCAAACATCCGTGATGTGCCACCGCATTTGACAGCGCCGCACAAAGTCCACAAAATCCCGCTCCAGTTTCGCCGGATCAAGTGCGTTTTGTTCGTGGTAATCGTCCAGCGTGACTATTGCGTTCTTGGTCGTGAACCCGGTGCAGGTGAAAGCGTGTGCGGATGTGCCGCCGCCAAAGTCCACGCCGATTGTCGCGTATCGGATTTCCTGCCCCGGCAAACTGTCCACAATAAACCGCTCCGGGTGATCCGCAAACAACCTGTAAATCACGCCCTCGGCGGCGACCCATAAGCCCAGTATATAGCGGTCATATAAGACCGTGCCGGAATACTCGCGTTTTAGGTTCTCCACGAATACGGGATCAAGGAACGGGTTGTCATCCAGCCGATACGCCTGTTGGTATATGTCCGCGTCAGATTCCAGAAAACGCTTGAACCAATGGCGCGGGTTGTCCGGGTTGCATGTGCCGTCAAAAACCGAATAAGGCTTATCCAAGCGGCTTTTCAGCATATCAAACACATCTGGATGCCATGTCGTGATCTCATCGCCGTAACAGTACTTGACCGATGACCCGCGCAGTTTATCCACGCGGTTCACATTGTCCGCGCCCAGACAAAAAACCTTCTGCCCGAACATCTCCACGCTGTTGTCAGCCCGCAGGTTGCCTACATACTCCGCGCCGTACATCCCTTGCATCGGTAGCAGGATATTCCGGCGTATCGTTTCGCGTGTATTGCCGAGGATCACGTTCAGCCCTTCCTGCCCGCTGACCGCCAATAGCCGCTTCGGGATCAGGAAATAATCCTGATACGTTTTCCCTGATCGTGTCGCGCCTGTCTTTACATTCCATCGGTGATTGCATTCCCGCCAGAAATCACGTTGCATCCGGCTAAACATCACACTCACCGTCCAGCTTTTTCAGCAGTTCATAAATCGGCGCGTTTTTCTCCTTCTCGTTCGGCGTTTCGTCTACGGCCTTACGGTTGCGCCACCGATCCGGGCGGCGGTTGTTCAGCCAATAGATCATCGCCATGGTATCACCCGGCATATGCTTTTTCAGCTTGCGGACATGGGTGCGCTCTTTGCCGTCCGGGTCTTTGTATATCTCCGTGACGGTTTCCTCATAATCGTACCCCTTGGCACGTTTGAGCAAGGCATTTTCTACTTCAAGGTCAACCGGGGCCTTGCCATTTTTTAGGGCTGTCAAAATTGCCGGAAATCTCTTAAACCAATCCCGGAACGAGGAATAAGAACAGCCCATGTTGTGCGCTATCTGTTCATCGGTCAGCCCTTCCCTTGCCCAGCCCTCTATCCGTAACAGGCCATCAGGCGTTAGCCACTCCTGATATTTGCCGTTCGCAATGGGTATCACCCCCGTTTGTGGTAAAAGTCATAAATGCGTAATTCCTTCTCCATCCTGTGAATATGCTTCATCAGGTCGCGCCGATGATAAGGCCCAGCGGTTTTCAGTTCGGCCTTTGCGGCGCGGATTTTGGCTTTCCATTCATCACGAGCATCAGCCATTCAGAAGCACCGCCTTGCCGCCCGTCAGATCTTCCCAGCGTTTAATAATCACATCGCAGTAATGCGGGTCAAGTTCCATGCACCGTGCTTTGCGTTTCGTCTGCTCGGCGGCGATAATCGTTGTGCCGGAGCCACAGAAAGCATCCAGTACAATCATGCCTTCTTTTGAGCCGTCCATGATCGCGTTTGCAACGAGGGCAACGGGCTTCATGGTCGGATGCAGGTCACACTTGCGCGGTTTGTCATACTCCCACACCGTTGACCGATGATCCCCGGCGCGGAAATTGTGATGGTTTTTTGTCCATGTATAGAAAATCGGCTCATGCTGGTAATCGTAGTCAAGCCGCCCAAGGGAAAAAGTCGGGCTGTTCTTTTTCCACATCAGCACATGCCGCACTTCAAGGCCCGCATCCTTCATCATCATCATCATCAGGCCCAAAGAACCACCTTGCGGGCTTGTTACGAAATAACAGGCATCATCGGCACAATTATTCCGAACATTGATAAACGCCGCCTTGAGCATATCGTATAATTCGGATTCGGAAAGCGTGTCATTTTCAATATTCTCACAACAGCGTCCAGAAGGCTGGACGCTGTTGAGCGTGG